TGCCGGGTCCTCGGTGGGGTAGATCTTTACCACCGTGGGCTTGGCGCTCAGGCCGTGGGCTATGGTCTGCTCGCTGCCGATACCGGTGGATGTGCCCCTGTTGTAATCGGCATAGGCAGGGACTTTGTAGACGGCCATCTCACCCTCAGATAGTTATTTCTACGCACTTGGTGGAGTCATTCCAGTTCACGGCCCGGTGGTTGGCAGCGGCATAGCCTGATAGGCTGTTATGGGCGATATTGGCGGGATCAGCGGCCAGGGTTATGTCGTTGGTGTTGTTGGTGACTGTGACACCAGTCCCCGCCTTGATAGTCCGGAGCTGGATATCTACACCGACTTTTTGCTTATAGACCTGCCCCGCGCCATCGCCCAGGTTGCTGGCGGTGTTGGTCTCGCCCGATGCACTATCAGCGGACCAAGCCGATCCGTCATAGACCATTCTGGCGTTGCTATCTATGTCATAGACATACCAGCCTTCTGCCGGCGTGGCATAGTCCCAGCCGGTGCCGTTGTATGTGGCGATCTTACCAGCATTGCCTGCCCAGGCCCCGGTGGGGGAGGTGTCTAGGAGATATCTATCACCTTCCGACGGTGCCCCAGGGGGATCATTCAGAATATCCAGGACCGGCTGCTGCCAACCCTGGTAATCTCTGGGAACTACAGGATATAGAGCCATAAGTTATCCTCCTTTCAGCCGGATTTCTCCGGCTTCTTGGGCTCGGTTGACTTGACTTCCTCGTAGCGAGGATCTCCCTTGATCCGTCGCTCTGCCCTTGTGCCAGGGGCGACCTCATGAGTTGCCCCCGTCTCTTTGTTCCTTACGATCATGATGCCACGCTCACTGCAATCGCTTTGCCTCTGGTGGCATTGGACTGCACCAGCAGGGTGCCATTGAGCTGCTTGAATCTGGACAGGTCAAATGGTCCGAGGATGTAGGTGCGGTTGGCCGTGAGGGTATAGACTTTATCATCCATCACTCCCTGGATGAACGGGCCACTGTGGATAGTGATATTAATCCCGTTCTTGCTAGTAGTGGTCGAAGTATTCACGATGAAGATCGGCAGAGATCCACCAGTTCCAGCCCAGTAGGTGTAATATCCGGCGGTGATGGATGACCAGATATTAGAACCGCCATTATCCGTATCGGCAAATGTCTGGTTATAAGTCGTTCCGGTGGCAGCCGCATTCCCGGCCAGCAGCATAAGCACTGCCAGCACTAAAATAAAAATTTGTCTCATCTCATTCACCTCAGGAAGAATTGCAAGTCATGACGCCTACGCACTGCGGCCTTGTGACCTTAGCGCCGTAGGTATTCAATCCCTTGACAGCATCGGCAAAGCGCTTCTCAGGCCTGAAGGCCTCTACCTTATTGATCTGATTGGCGAAGGTGATGCCCTGGGCAGTTCCAAACAGGATCTTGTACTTAGTGCTGGCTGTGTTGGGGACATTGTGGCTTCGCAGGATTGTGAAGTTGTCCACCATACCAACCTGCCCATTCCTCAGGCCAGCGCTTGTTCCTGCCTTTTCGGTGCTCACAAAGCGATCCTCCTTCAGGAGCCGACCGTAGAACCAGGGTGGAACTATCATCCACCGGCCCTCAAGAGGACACCGGGAGTCATCCAGCAGCACGCCGCAGTCTACAATGATATTGTAGATGTTCTGGGCATCTCCTGCGGTATTGTTGGGGGTGATGGGAACGGCATCGGTGCCCTTCAGGTTGCTTGCAGAGACATCGGTGTAGAGAGATGCAATGAACTGATCTACAGAGTCCCGCATGGCGTAAGATGCCTCTGCCATAGCTGCCTGCATGACTTTGGGCTTCTGCTGAGCCTTGTCGATGTCGTCTATCTGGAAATTGAAATAATCCTGCTCGGTGATCTGGAGCACCTGCTGGGCATCGGTCAGAGTCTCGGGGCTGTCAATGTCAGTATTCTTGGCGTAGGACTTGACGGTGACAGGACCAATCTGATTTATCCTGACGGCGTCCCCCTGAGCGGATATCTCGCCCTCATAGTCTCTGTTGGCTATTCCTGCCTGGCCATATACCAGATTCTTCTCCAGAGCTCTCTGGACTTCAGCAGCCCATATCTCCGGAATGAAATTATCAATTGCCATTTACTTAATTTCTCCTTTTGCCATCGCTTCCTGGATGGCCTCTCTGTTGGCGTCATACCATACAGGGTCTTTGGATTTCTCGGCGACTTCCGACCGAGTAAACGTCTTTTTTGTGTCGCTCGACGGGTTCGGGGGATTGCTCCCTGCACCGGTCCGGCCTGGCGGCTGTGGTGGTTGCTGTTGAATCCCCGGCTGATTTGCCGGTGGTGCTATATTGAGCAGCTTAGCATCGATTAGTTGCTGGATGCTGCCCTGGATTTCCTCGCGGGTCTTGCCTGCGATATTGAAATGCTGGAGTATGATAGGGATCTGCTGAGATGGTACCCCTGCTATCATGAGGGCCTCCATCTTTGCCAGCTTAAGATCCGCCCCGGATAACGTCTCTCCGGTGGGAGGTTTGGGTTTCTGAGCCGCTTTCTGAGCCGCCACGAAGTCCTTGAGACCGCCCTGTGGAAGGCCCAACTCTCGCTCAATTGCCCCCATCTTCTCAGCGAATCGCTGGTTGAACTGCTCTTGGTTCATGATGAACTCCTGAGCAGGAGGGGGATTATTCCCCGGTGGTGTGACCGGTGATACTGCGGGTGATTGGTTATTCCCGCCTGCTGGTGGTTCTGCCGGAGGCGTACCGGGTGCTGGTGGTTCATTGCCTGACATAAGAATTAACTCCCGCCGTTTCAAGTCTGGCGTAGACTGTGATAATAAATTTAGAACTGTGCTGCTGTAGCGATATTATGCGTGCATCGCGGGTGAAAGAGCCCCGCCGCCCTAGCGTCATCCAGAGTCGGATAGCCAGGCGTCTTGCCTGTGAGGCTTATCGTTCTCCCGGTCCATCCCTTGCAGATATCGCAAGTATTCTTGGCGCTGCCGCCTGTGATCTCTGCAAGATCCTGGCCGTGCTCCAGGAGGCGGTTAGCCGTCCCGTTGATCATGACTTCGCGGGTGGTGGTTCGGGCTACCATTTCGGTGTAGCTCCTCATATTCCATTCCCGGCCCGCTGCGTCCTTGAATCCGGTGATTCCCTTTTCTGCAAGCATCTCACGGTAGCGCTTGGCGGTCTGCTTCCAGGTCTGGTAGCCTGTCACATCTCCCCGGACGGCTTCCAGGGCGAGGTTTCGATAAACGTCATCTACTCTCCGGCCAATTACCAGGTCAACATCCTGGAGCCGAGCATAGGCGTTCTCAGCCAAGACCTGCAGAGCCTGTTGATGGATTGCCCCTAAAGCGGCCTCTGTCGCCAGGCCCTTGTCCACTTCGGCCAGGGCTGCCTGGTAGACTGCCGAGACAGCTTCCTCGCACCAGGTTCGCCCGCCCGCCAGCAGATCCTTTCGGATTGCAGCGACATTGTTCTTGAGCGCTGTGAGGTTCTTGAGATCGTTGCCCTTCAACAGCGCCTTATTGTACTCTGTCAGGATCTCCCGCTCTGCATCGGTGTAGAGCTGGATGAGGCGGCGAGCTTGGGCCTCACTGAGTTGCCTGTTGGGCATTCACTTCACCTAATGCAGGAAGAGTCAGCTTAGAGACCGTGCCAGGCTCCTGGATTGCAGGCCCCCGGATATCTTCCATGGCCTGCTTAATCCTTTCCTCGGACATTCCCCGCTCCCTCATAGCGTCCTGCGGGCTCATGGCCTGGGCGCTTATGAGGGTTGCCTGCCGTTGGGCATCCAGCATATCATCCTGCTGGAGGCCATCTTTCCAGTTGATCGTGAAATCTGTAATTTCGACTGCGCCGGGCATCCCATGAAAGACCTCCAGCCGAGAACATAGCTTGATGGCCTTCTTCAGCCTGGCATCGTACCTTAACTTGATTCCGCCCGCCTTCGACAGTGGTCGGCTCATCATGAGCTTCAGGGCGGTTCCAGAAAGAGCTGTGCCTGCCTGGCTGGCATCGAAGGCCACTTTGCAGGTTTCCGAGACCTCATAGAGTCTCTGCATGAGGTGCTCAATGGAGGTATAGCTGGTGACGGGCGGACCCCGGCCGTCTATGATTCCTGGAGGGACCTGGCCTTCTACTACAGTGATATATCGAGATCCGCCGACCACTCTATATTCGCCGTCTCTGGGGTCCTGCTCTTCTATCGGCGGGCCATACATGCTCGGATCGGCGAACTTGTCTTCAATCCGGAATATCTGAGCATACCTCATGAGGATCTCATGGAGAATGCTGTTGATGTCGGTATAATCGTCAGTGCCTATGAGTTGGTCAGTCTCGGGCTTGTTCTGGATGTCTATGATGTCGAAGTCATCCAGGCCCGTGGGCTCGATGGGCAGCAGTCCGGCGAATTCCGGGAAGCTATTGAGGGGCAGCGGCTCAGAGTCTATTTTGCCGGATTTGAGCATATAGAGCCGGTGCTCAATGACATAGCTCTCCTCTCCATCGGCTGGCGGCCTGTGGATCTCTACTTTGAGGTAGCTGATATCCTTTCTCTTTTCTACCGGATCATTGAAGGTATAGGCTATAATATGGGCCTTGATTTGCTTGATATTGCTGATGCTGACGACCGGATACCAGTATTTTGGGGGGATGTTCTCGATGATCCCCCTGCCATCGAATCTGAGCTTGAGGATATTACTACCGGTCTTGCTGTAATCCACCACGCCATCCTGAGTCCCTTCCCAGAGCAGGTTATCCCTGATGATCCTTTTGAGGGCGGCCAATTGATCATCCTTGTCTGCCGCTACTTCAGGGATCTCCCCGGCCACCAGGTCAGACCAGAGTCGGGAAAGGAGCTTGTGGAAGTTGATGACAATCCTGAGGTCTCCGCTCTTATCTGCCCGGAGCTTTCGGACTTCATCCTGCCAGACCTGATTATGCTTGCCCCGAAAGAGCTTCGTATTCTGCTCATAGAGCTGGAGCCGGGCCTGAGTATCGGCATCTTCTGGCGGCCAGGGCTGCTTGATCTGCAGGATGGCCTCATAATCGGTTATCAGGATAATCAGCTCTTGGATTTTCGGGATGCGGCGTTGGTCTGGAGATTTTCAGAGATGAATTTCGGGATATCCTGGAAATGGGAAACGCACATCAGGATATTCTCATGGTGCAGGATTTGGCCGGTAGCTTTCGGCCCTCCGGGCAGCAGCTCAAGGACCTCGCCTGAAATGGAGCCCTTGACATAGCCCACGTCATCGGGGCCGAATGGGTGACCGCATAGGACGCACTTCATAACTCACAGTCCTGCTGGCTTGGCGTGGGCAGTTGACAGACCATAGAATACTCGCATAGCCCAATACCTTGTCTCATCACAAGCATGGTCATTCTTCTTTACGGGCTTGTCCTCGCCCTTCTCCTGAGATTTCACATCCCAGACGTAGTTAAGCAGCTCCTCAATAGTCCGCCTGCATCGGATATAGATCTTGAACAGGCCGGTAGATAGGGCTTGAGCCAAGACCTGGATACCATCGAGTACGGCATTCCGAGCAGGATAGATGACGATGCCTTGAAAGTCTTTCCGGAATTGGTCTATGAGGTGCTTGGCGGATGGATCGACATCAATTGATTTAGGACGGATCGCTTTTCCATTCCAGAATAAGAAGGTCTTCATGTCTGCTGATAGGGAGGCATCCGTTTTTGAGCCGCTCTTTTGAGGTTCATAATAAAGCTCTTTGACTTTGTACCAGATCCCTTTTGCCCGACCATATAGACCAAAGACACAAGGGTTTGAGGCCCCATAGTCTACTGAGGCCCGCCATTCCTCAAATTCGGCAGGTAGTTGATCCACCACATAGCCGTCTTGGATATCAGATGAGAAGAAATCGTAAACCGCGCCTTCTGCGATGCACCAGAGGCCCAAGATATACCGCTTGAAGAAGATCGTTCCGGCTGCATAGAGCTGCTTGTACCTGGCTTTTGTGGCTTCGGTGAGGCTCGGGTTGTCATCCATGAGAAAGTGCATCACATAGAGGCCCAACTCTTTGGCCCGGTCAATCCATTTCTCCTTAAACCAGTGATAGGGGCTCTCAGGATTACAGTTGAACCAGAGCTTCGCACCATCTACGGAGCACCGGCCCACGGCCTGATTGACAAAGCTTTCCGGCTGAAGAGCCACTTCATCGAAATATGCCCCGGCTGCCGTGATGCCCTGGACAAGATCCTGACTGGATTCATCTTTGCCTCCGAATAGGTAGAAATAGTTGACATGGCCGAGGTAACTCACCTCTATCATGTTATCTGCCCGGTGGTCTACGAACTGCATGCCCCGGCCTATTAGCATCCTCTTGAGGGGTGCGGCCACGTTCCGCCGAAGGCTGCCTATCGTCTTCCCGGCCAGGATGAAGTTAGTAGCGTTGAAATTGGCCATAGCCCAAATAACAAAGGAAAGAGACATCGGGGCAGTCTTGCCGCTCCTGATAGCTCCCTCAGCTATTATCCCGTTTAGGATCCGGATCGGTGAGCCCATCGCCCACCAGGTTAAGATTCTCCATTGGAGAATGCTCGGGGGGGTCCACTTGAACGGGAATATCTGGAGCATCTTTCCACACTTCGAGCGTCTTTGTCTCCAGGGCAGCCATGAACCCATCGTCTTCTAGTTCCAGTGGCTTGGCAGGCGCTTCCAGACGACGCTGATTTAGGAGGCGCTCAGCGGCAGATGTCCACTCAGAGAAGCCTTTTGGGCTATAGACCTCTGGGAGGCTTGCTTTGAGATATGACAGGGCCTCATCGAGGAGATCCAGCCGATTTTTTGATTCAAAACTTTCTAGTTTTATAGGCTTCTTTGATGCGGATTTCTTATCGGAAAGTTTGCCAGGGAAAGTTTTTCCTTTGGGCCTGCCATTGCCCCGCGTCGGGACGCCTGCTTTTTTCAGGATCTTGGAGATTGTGCCTACCCTTTTCTTGTCGCCTAATCGCTTTGCAGCGATCTCCTCTTGGGTTAAGCGGCCTTCTTTTCCATCCAGGATAATTGCTGCTCTAATCTCGTCTGGTATGGGCACATATCATCAATCCATTTAGTGATTAGAAGGTCTCGCCAGGCTGTTTATCAGAGTCACTCTTACGGAGGAGGCTAATCCCCACAATTAGATCCTGGCAAGGCCCGTCACATAGTGACAAGGAGGACGGGACCAGAGCGCTTACTCTGGCCCCTGATTTGGTCTGACAGTTCTACACGCTTCTGGGTTTGTGGTGATAATGAAGGGCAGCGACGCCGCCCTCTGATGGAATTTATCCCGCCATATCGAATATCCTTTATGGCTTGATGTTGGATCGCAAACCCCGCCGCGAAGATTTGGTATCAAGCGCGTGGCGGGGCTCCTATATCAGAACAGAATACGCCCGAAGGAACCACCGCTTGATGCGGGCCTTTTGGGGATCTGTTCACCTCGTTTGGTGTCATCGTTAACGGCCTCGGCTTTCCTGTGGTCCGCTTCATCGGCTCATAGCAGGCCGGGCCTCACTCCAGGCCTGCCGTCTTGCCCTGCATGTCTCGGAGATACAGGCTCCGGCCCTTATGGGCGATCATCATGAGCCGGGCCTGATCGGTCCGGCCACATGGTTTAGAATTGAGGTTCCTGTCTACTCTGCCCGGAGGGCAGAGATTTTGATATTCATCATAGACATTACCACTTCATCCTATTGGATGACTATTCATAGATGAGATGGCAGGAAGCGCAATACAGAAAGCCCCTGTGGTCTTTGACCAGCTCCCCGCCGCATGGGCAGGCATCGAGCTTGAGCGCCTCGCCGTTTTGGGTAATTATGATTATTTCTGGATGCTCGTTTCGGGGATCGCTGTACTCCCTGGCCAACCGGCCCTGCATTCTGATGACCTTTGGAGGCCGCCAGGACCAGACGCGCCGGGTATAGCGGCGGCCATTGTAGAGCAGATGGCCGTCAGAGTCTTCTCCCAACTGGCAACGGATGATTAGGCGGCAGTGGAGAAGGCCGCCATCATTGATTCTTTGCCAGGCGCTGTCTTTTCCGAGCGCCATCTCTGTGGCCGGATCATAATCATCCATTCCCCTCAATTCTATTGTCTGCCTTGGGAGAATATTATCTAGGTTTTGGAAGTCTATTTGGGTCGCACTAATACACATGCTCTCCCTCCTGAGATGACTGTCTCTGTCTCGACTTTGCCCGATTCTTCCAGCCGGCGCACTGCCTTCTGGATCTTGCCGATGCTCCAGTGCCATTTCTGCATTGATTCTGATGCGATTTTCTGGATCTGATAGAAATTGAGGCCCGGGTGGGCCTTGACCAAGGTGAGTACCTGCAGATCGGAGAGGATCATCTAATCATCCACCACCCTTAAGCGCTTCCAATAGACTATTTTAGAGTTCCCTTTTTTTGTGGGCTCTTCGAGTCTCTTAACCAGGCCCACAGACATAAGCGCAATTAGAATCTGCCGGAGATTTGAGTCGCTTCGGCCTGTTGCCTTAATCAATGCACTCATCCGGGTTGGTTTGTAGGGGATCTCAGGGAGCACCTGGGCCATGAGGTGATGAGATGTCATCACTTTGGCCCCCACCAACGCAAGACGGGCCGGCTGCCGTTCTTGTGCTTCTTATGTCCTAGCTCGGGATGGGCAAAGCCATAGGATTGCAGAGTCCTACAGGCGTCTCTGATCCGACCAACTGGGGCCCCTAACCAGAACTGCATCTCTGTAGCGGGGATAGCGTGATCGGGCCTCTCGGGCAGGATAAGCTGGATGCGGTCCCCTAGGCATTCATGCATGACTATGGCGCTCATAGTAGGCCTTCCAGCATCTTTGTGTCCAGGATGCCACCGGGAAACAGGGTCTCGGGATTATAGTAGACCGCGCCAATCTGCAGGACGGGAGCCGCCCGAAAGGAGATCCCATTCAGATGCAGCTCTGTCATCGTTTCCGCGTCTTGCAGCAGATCCTCGATGAGGCGCTTCTCCTGGAATGAGATCCCATTGGCCCGGAGCCATGCCGCCAGTTCATGGCATCGAGGGCAGTCTGGAGAGCTGTAGAGGATGATCATAGATGGGCCTCCAGGATACGGAGGATATCATAGCCGTGCACGATGTAGAGCTGACCGAGGCGCGAGGCCATCACTTCCAGCTCCAGCTTTGTGATTACTCCCTTTGCTTTTTCGCTTTCGTACCGCTCCTGAGCACTCCGGATGCGGCTGACTGTAGCCCTATCGAGAGGCATTTGCACCCCCCTGGAGCTTCCGGATCTTTTCGGCCATCTCTGCCGTGCTGTAATTGTGATTGAAATTCCTGTTGATGGCTATGCAGATCTCATGCACCATCGCGCCCTGCTCTGCCATCTCCTGTATCCGAGCGTCCATCGCATTCAATGGGACCACTGGCGCGGGCTGCTCTCGGATTATGGCCGATGAAGGCTCGGGCTTTGGAGCTTTAGCGCAGATCGCCCTGACCCATTGCCACCGGACTCCGAGGGCTTCTGCAATGTTCTTTACGCCCTCGCCCCTCGCATGACGAGCCAGGACCTCGGCCTTGTGGGCGGCCATTTCGGTTTCATAGTCACCAAATGGTGATTTTGTAGCTACAGCGGAACTTTCCGGAACGTTCCGGTCTGCAGCGCTGCACAGCGCTGCACAGTCCTCTTGCCGTCCTGCGCCGTCACGGCAATTTATATTGCCGCACTCATTATTAGGCTGGCAATCTGTAGGTAGATCTGTAGGTAACTTTTCAGGCTCCGGACTGGTCCGGACCAATTTGTTGGCATCGACGTTATGGTCTGGCTTATCGATTGCCTGGCCGCTCAGGGCTGCATAAGCCTCTTGCTGCATGGTGACCGCCGTCTTGCGCTCCATCGCGTCCTTATACCGGCCCCGGCAGGCGTCCGGGGATATCGACACCCCAAACTCCTGGCAGATGGCTGCTGCGATCTTGGGCCAGCTTTTGCCGTGCTCTGCATAGAGATCTACGATCCGGCTGTTGATCGGCCCGCTTATGGCTGGGTCAGATATCCTCTTGTGCTGCTTGGGCTTGCCCTGGAGCAGATCATCTATGGCCCGGATGTGCCCCATGATTGCGGGCAGGATTGCTGCCTGATTTGTGGGGATGCTCGGGCCAAAGATGGCCTCCAGGAGCCTCACGTTCAAGAGATTGATTTCACTTGCCATTGTTGTATCCTCCGAAAAGTCTCAATAGATCCATCCAGCTCAAAGAAACGACCATCTGCGGGCCGTCGTTCTCTCGCCCCATCAAGACCATGATGAGATCCGACAGCCACAGAGCCGCTATGGACGGATGTCTATCCTCTCGATAGACGACGACCGGGACCATTCCCGCCTGAGCATTATGTTGCGCTTGCAGCAGGGCTCCGAGAATGTCTAGGTTCTCTGCCCGGCCCACCCGCTTACATTCTATGGCTAGGGGCAGGACTTGCCGAGCGGCTTCGCTCAGGATCACATCGGCCCCCGGCTCGCCCATGCTCCGTGCCAGGACATCATTAGGTGAGAGCTGAGGGAATGCGGCCAGGATCGAGGCCACAATCTCCCTTTCATAGCCTTTGCCCTTGTCTTTCGGCCCCCTGCCAGTAGTGCGCTTCATTGCTCGCCCTGATCCAGGAGACTGGGATCTTTTTGGACGGCCTCACATGCCCGGTCAAACTGGCCGAATGTGGTCTCAGTGGTCTTGCCGTCCGGGCCTGTGATAGATATCTTGGCGTCGTAGTACTCGTTCAGTGGATGGTGCTTGCTGCCTTCCAGAATCGAGCCCGCCGCCTGATCAGATCCACGTTGTACTGCCTTCAGAGACTCCTTCGTGTACTTCTTTATGCCCCGTAAGCATCGCCCGAGGATGGCATATTTCTTGGCGGCCTCCTCCGAGCTGTCGTCTACTTCAGGCATATTCTCCAGAGCAGTTACCAGATTTCGCTCTACCGCGTGGATGCACAGCCCGAGGCAGGGTATTGGGTCCATTTTGTCTGCGATTGTCATCTTCATATCCTCCTTTTTTTAGCCTGTCAAGCCGTTCAAATCGGTGCATTCACCGTTCACCGCTTGACCTGGTTTTCGACTTGCTAGATTCTTGCTATTATATACATCATGCCACATCATATTTTTACACCTCAAAGTAGGTTATATATTTTTAGACATACATTCTTTTAATTCTGTGCTATTTCGCCGCTTTCCTACATCGTTTTAATCCTCCTTCGGTGAACGGTGAATTCACCAATATCTAGTTTATTTATAATTCTTAAGACAAATTAACTTAGTGTTCTTGCGCTTAGGATGCCAGATAATATCAAAACGCAAATCGGCAGCTATGAGGCCATGCAGCTTCTTGATGGTGGACTTATCCACATTGCAGACTGCCGCCGCTTCTCTGTAGGATATGCCCCGTGTCCCTGCCCTCTGCCTTCTGAGCAGTTCTTCCCAGATAGCTTGCAGATGGGCTTGATTTGTGGCCGTCTCTTTCGGCTGGCTATGCTTTTCCAAGTGGGCTATTCGTTGTCTATCCTGGGCGGCCTGGCTGCTGAATAGCTCCTCGGAGGCATCTGTCTTTTTCTGCAATGCAATGAGCCGGTCTTTGATCAGGTCTAATTCATCAACAGGATAGGCTTTGGTGATGGCCTCTAAGTCCTTGATCCGCTTATCGAGCTTGCTTAGTATTTCCAAGATCGCCGCCTTCTCCTGGCCGCTCATCTTGCCCCCGGCCTGTTGGGGCTGGCTGTCGAGCATCTGCTCCATCCGCTCGATTGCTATGGCCTGTGTCTTGACAAGGGCCTCAAGCTGCTCCTCACGGCTTAGCGAAGCGGGCAGCTCGGACGCTGGCCGGAAGTCGGAGGCGGCGCACATCACTTAGGCCACCACCCGGAACCGGACCACGTAGACCGTCTGCTCGAAAAAATCATCCCCTACCGTCTGCTTATTGATACGGGCGAAAGCCTGGAGATATTCGGCCCGAGATGGATAGCCTTCTGCTATGGCGTCCTCCTCGGAGATATCCCCGAGCCTTTCCCGGTAGACTGCTAGGATCTCCAGGCGGGCAAAGAACTCAGTAGAGAGCATCCGGGTCTTGGCGAGGTGGATGCTGCCCACTCGCGCCCGTGGCTTCGCCCAGGTCCGGCGAGTCTGGGTCTTGGTGCCGGCAAGGATCGGCTCTACGTGCTCCTGGCGAAATAGGATCATGCCTCGCCCTCCAGGCAGCTCTCACAGCCGATCTTGCCACCCTCGTTGGTCAGGTATGCATCCTTCACGCCGCATATAGGGCAAGGCCCTTCGGCCCAGGAATAGGCCCCTCTGCGCAGCCCGTCAACGACATCATAGAGGATTGTGCCCGGTCGCAGGCCTGAGACTACTGCCTGCTTGAGCCAGCGGACCCGCAGGTCTATGATGCGGTCCGCTCCGGGCAGCTCCTCGCCTTTCCAGATAATGGCCCTGGCCTCTTTGGCGCTGTGGGCCGCCACAGCCAGACCGCAGTCGTCATCTACCACTTTGACAAAATAGAGCCTGAGACGTTGCCGCATTTAGGCCTCCTGCCATTTCTTAGGCGTGCTGTAATTCGAAGGTAAGGGCGGCCACAGATCCAGCGGCTCCTCGGGCCACCAGAGCCGGCAGGATCGCTCGGGCTTTGGCGGGCCATGATAGTCCGCCGCCTTGCAGTATATCACGCCTGCCTCGATGTGGTGGGGCCTTGCGTGGCAATTCAGGCATGAGCCCCACGGGAGAGGCTGCCAGGCTGGCTCAGAGAAGCGGCTCAATGCCGTCTGCATTTGTCCATCGCCTCCAGCATCGATAGGATCTTGCGGTTTTGCAGCTCTTCCAAAGTCAGCCGCTCATTGATGGGCTCGCCATATCTGATCTTGCGCCAGATTGCATCCAATAGGAGGGCGGCCACGTCTCTAAGGGCCATGAGGCGGTATCTCATCAGTAGATCTCCTCATCCAGGCCCATGTCTGCGATCTCGGAGACCTTCGTGCTGCTTACAAGGGCTATCGAGAACCGGCCCCGAAACTCGTTTGTGACCACATTCTCCAGGCGGTAGCTCTTGCCCACCTTCAGCTTAGGGACACCGGCCCGGGCGGCTTTAGCCCACAGGACGGCCTCGATGGCGGTGGTATGGTCTGCGATCCATAGCTTTTGGGCTATCGATTCAGCCGGTGATGGTATCTCATTGATGACCTGACAATCCAGATTGATCCACTGATCCGGCTCGGTGATATCGGAAAGCTTGACACGGGGATTTTCTCTCATGGCTGATGCTCCGATAGATCAATATCTCCTAGAGCTTTTCCCAGGGCTGCAATCGCATTCTTGCCGCCCTTTGCTCTGATACAGAACCCCGCGCCGTCAACCTCTTTTCGCATCTTTAGCTCAGATCGAGGCCCTTTCTCTGCATGGGATTCTGTCACAAAATCGGTGATTATATCTCTCATCAGCCCACCACCCGGACATTGTAGAGCCCGATATCCTGGCTGCCGTCCTCATGCCAATATGGCTCTAGGGTAGCCAGGATCTCGATAGGCTGGCCATGCCGGTATGCCTTCCCATGCCAGTTTCCGTCTCTGATCCAGACATGATCCAGCATCGCGCCGGATGGCGTCTCTACATCATTGAGGGCCACATGGCCCTTCGCGGTCCGGCCACCATAGAGCGCTCGGAACTGAGCGGCCCGGATGCCTGCCCGGTACATGGCAGCGAGAGCGGGCCTCATGGTGCGGGCCCCTCCACAAAATTAGGGAGGTCTTCAGGAGTTTTCAATGCAGCATTAAGCCGTGCAAAATTCAGGTCTTCATTGAAAATCGCACACAAGAAGGCATTAACAATATCTCTAGTGTCCTCATCATGTGCATAGATCGTCCACATTCCAGGGGTGATCATTGCCTGGCCCCCAGCGATCCTGCCTTTTTCCGAGCTGCCCAGGGGATATTGTCATTCATCCATGCCGGCCTCGGCAAGGGTGGTATCCTATACCCTGGCCCCTTTGCGCCTTTCTTCTGACTCATTGCCCGGCCCCCTGTCGGATGGCTTTGGCCACGCACTCCAGGGCATCGGCCAGGGATAGGGCCTCATGAGGAGCATACTCCAATGTGATCCGCCTGAGGGGCCCATGGGGCTCAGGCCAGATCTTTGGCCGCCCTGCATCAATCCACTCAAGCACGTCATCGAGGCGGTTGATTCGGCAGACTGCTGCTGCATAGGGTTCTCCAGAGAGATATTGCAGAGCACAGCACAGGCGGCGGCGCTCTGCCAATAAACGATTTCTCATGATTAAGTCCTCCTATAGTCTCATTAATCTTATTCTTTTGCGTGCGGGGCGAAAGGGATTATTTAGCTGGCTTTCTTGTTTCTGTCTTGCACTTTTCGCAGTAGTATATGTTGACCGGCTGTCCCTCATAATCGCCGTCTCCAGTGTATCCCGCCGGGCCGCCGCATTTCCGGCAGATCGCCGCAGGGACCTGGGCTTTATCGGTGCGTTCGTCTGCCTCCGGGTCCTCGCCGGTGCTGATATTGAGCGCCAGCAGCAGAGCATATTTTCTGGCCTGTGTCTGTGCTTTGGACAGCGCCTTATCGCCTCCGTCGTACCCCTGGCCGATGCCCTCCGTTTCCATCATGGCTCCTGTCTCGGAGTCTATGATGGTGATCCTTGCCCGGACTGTGACCAGCTCCCACATGCCGCCGGTGTTGGTCGTGCGCGGCTGGCGGTCCAAGATCTCCAGGGAGCAGACCGTGGCCAGCTTGGCGGCCACCAAGGCCGGGTTGGCCTTCTCCAGGATGGCATCCGAGCTGGCATATTTATATCGCTGTTGTGTGTTCTGCTTATCCTTTGGGACCACTGCGCAGGCGGCCATCACCTTGCAGAGCTTGGCGGCGAGCTTAGCTAGGTCCGAGGCTGGCTGGCTGCATTGGCATGGCAGGCTCGCTGGAGTCTCTCCAGGATGATCATGTTGGGTGAATTCTAGGCCAACGTGCTGCCCTGGAGACATATCCCCTAAAGGCAGCTCTATGAGCTGTTGTCCGGCCATCCTCAGTCCCCTGGCTTTTCCATAGATACTGCCTGATAACTATAGCTTATCGTCGTATCGCAGAGGCTATCCAGCGCCTCGCGGCCTATTGCAGCTTCGGCCTGCTGCAGCGGGATCTTGGCTATCCTGTTGTAGACTGTTGGATAGGCCATGATGAAGTCATCCCGCCGGATGGTCCGCTGAGTTCTTGGCGAGCGGATCAGCTTAATATCGCCCTCGCGGTAGGACTCGCCCTTATGATTTGTGGCCAGGAGGAATCGGTCCTCGGAGAACTCGGCCACCCGGAGCACATCGAGCAGAGTCTTGTCATAGCTCGCCTGCCACTCCTTCAGCTCGGCTTTGAGGGCCTTGATCCGCTCCTGGGCTATCAGGAGATCCTGCATCGCAGATGGATGGGCAATCTGGATTTCTGAGGAGGCGATCATCAATCCACCCCCAACGCACCTTTTCCTTTCGCAATTCTCTTTTGCTCCCCGGAGAGATATGCCCCGGAAAGATATGCCCCGGAGAGATATGCCTCGGAGAGATTTGCCCTGGAGAGATATGCCCTGGAGAGATCTGCCCCGGAAAGATCTGCCTCGGAGAGATATGCCTCGGAGAGATTTGCCCTGGAGAGATATGCCTCGGAGAGATTTGCCCTGGAGAGATTTGCCCTGGAGAGATCTGCCCCGGAAAGATATGCCCCGGAGAGATTTGCCCTGGAGAGATTTGCCCTGGAGAGATTTGCCCTGGAGAGATCTGCCCCGGAAAGATATGCCCCGGAAAGATATGCCCCGGAAAGATATGCCCCGGAGAGATTTGCCCTGGAGAGATTTGCCCTGGAGAGATCTGCCCCGGAAAGATATGCCCCGGAGAGATTTGCCCTGGAGAGATTTGCCCCGGAGAGATCTGCCCCGGAGAGATCTGCCCCGGAAAGATCTGCCCCGGAGAGATCTGCCCCGGAGAGATCTGCCCCGGAGAGATCTGCCCCGGAGAGATTTGCCCTGGAGAGATTTGCCCTGGAGAGATTTGCCCTGGGGAGATCTGCCCCGGAGAGATCTGCCCCGGAGAGATCTGCCCCGGAGAGATCTGCCCCGGAGAGATCTGCCCCGGAGAGATATGCCCCCTGCATTGTTTTCAGATCGTGCCCCATTGGATGATCGCGCAGCCAAGAACATACTGCCGCGAATATCTCCGGCTTTAGCAAGGCGACCCCAAATTTCATTTCTGCTATTCCCAGCTCTTGGGCCTGATTCCTGCAAGCTTCATCCGGAGCATCCAGCCGAATCTCATTCGGGAAGATTAATTCGACCTTAAAGCTACGATTATGCAGCTCTACCGGAACCGATTCGGATAGCAGTGAGTCATGGCTGCTGTTGCCAGGGCGGCCATAGAATTGTATGGGGCTGCCGTCTTCTGGCACTACACCCACAATCGCTATGCCTATGCACATCTTAGATCCCCCATCTCAAAGAAAGCCCCATAATTAACGCTCCATATCTCTCCGGGTCCTCATGTTCATGATCCAGGAAATAGTCCAGATTCCTCCGGACATATCCTGGCATCTCTTTTTGGGTTTGTCCCGTCTTGGTAGGCATATGCTATAGTAGGCTTTCGACCTATTTATACTTTTCCCATTCATGCAGTTTAATGCGGCATAACGTAATAAACTATATATACACTGACTGCATTATAAAGTAATATGCGCGAAGAGTTGGCCTTAGTTGAGGTCGATAAAAGGGGACGGGTGCAAATACCCCTGCCGATGCGGAAAGCATTGAGTATAGAGCCAGGCGATATAATTAGGATAAAAGTGAGTCTAGCAAAAGATGTGGAAGATGGAAAGAGCGCAAACCCTAGCCAGGCCTTCACTCTCGATTCCATCCCAGCCACAGCTTAAGGACACCTAGGAGTAAAACAAGATGTCAACAATAGAAGAGGCGGCCATACCTATAAGCATTGCGGATATCCAGGCCCATCCGGCTGAAGCTATGGCCGCACTAATAGAGACGGTCCGACGGCAGGGCGAGGAGATCACCCACCTGCAAGAGAACTTTGGTATAGCCATGAGTCTTATCGCGAAGCTCAGGCCAAAAGAGCCCGATGAATCCACCCTCCTGGATGAGCTCTATCAAGAGATGACCGCGACAGGCCGGAAGCAGGTAGACTTTAGGACTGCTGCCAGGATGGTTAAGCGGTCTAAATCAAGACTGCTCCAGATCAAGCCATTGATCGGGCAAGACATGAGGTTTGTATTGATGCCCTCAGAGAGCCATTCCCAGAAGATCCTGATCCGGCTCCGAGACATCAAAAAACCGTCTAATTAATCGCTATACAGTTTTTAGGTTGATTCATATAGCATCTCCCTGAAAGCTGAAATAACCGATTAGTTTTGATGTGCCTTAGTTTGAAGAAGAAGAAGAATTAAGAGAATGATATATAAATAGCAATGAACTATATGGTTATGCTAGAGATGAAAGAAAAACCGAATAGCGATAAATTTGTCGGTTTGAACTATTTGGAGGTGGTATTTAAATCCACCCCATCTGAAAGGCATACATGTGGCGAATCGTGTCACGATTCAATTCTATACCTAATATGTGCATATTATCTATATAACCATAAAAATGATCACGCGCGGAGGAGTCATACCGGCCCCACCAGGCTCCAAGACATGTGACCTGTTGATTATTGTATGCAAGTGAGGTATTTGATCCGGAATAATCCAATTTACCATCGACATAAAATCTGGTGTAGGCTGCACCTCTGGTTATCACTACCCAGTGCCATTTATTGTCGCTAAGGCTTATTGAGCCGCCTGTTATCCTATAAAAGGCGTCGTAATTGTAAGTATCAAAAAAAACATTCGAACTTACGATACCACAATTGAACCCGTATGTAATCGGGTAATCCCAGTCGACATTCCCGAGCGCGGTCTGCTCGCTGGCGCTGGCGCTTTTCAGCCAGAAGCATATAGACATGGTGGAGAGGGCCAGGTTCGGGCAAACATTCACAGTTCTTAAATAATTATCTCCATCGAAATATCCGCATCTACCAAATTTGCCAAGGGCATAATCAAGATGCCCATCAGTGAGATCATATCCGTTGGGCCCGGAGTCCTCTCCGTTATCGTCGTCGAGTGTCCAGAGCGCCCTGGTGGGTGGCCGGACAAAATCAAAATAGTTCATGGTCGATACCTCCATCCCACTGGCATCGACCAGATATAGATACATGCATCTGATCCCGGCGATGTGGCATGTCCGCTGTCATAGTCTAATGTAATCTTTGATTTTGCGGCCACTGCTGTGGTATTGGTGCCAGATAGCGAATCAGATACTACCTCTATGCCTTCGGTGGCCCCCGCTGCTATCGATGGCTTGCTTGAAAATATTGAGCTGGCATCGTCGTTAATGTCCCATGTGCCGCCTGTGGTTGTTGGCTCGGTCCCGTAATACACTTTAGCAGAAAATACATAACGGTCCTCCTGCCAGTATATAGCCTTGCCGATGTTGGCTAGTCCGGCGGAGGGCATATTTCCAGGGATGGTCCAGGAGTCTTCGACCGCCAGCCTCGTGCAATACTGCATATCAGTGAATCCGGCTGATAATGTATTTCCCAAAATGGTGAAGGTGACTGCATTGGATGAATATGAGGCTGTCACTATTTTAGCTGCCTGCCAGCCGCCCCCGGATTTCTCCCAAGAGATTATAGTCCCGGGACCAAATACCTTATCATATAAATTCGCATTGCTTGTATCTGTTATTGAAAACGATGTATCCGAGATCCTTGCTGGCGTCCCTGGCATATCATTCCAATTGCGGCTGTCTAGTCCATTCTCACCATTATCCCCGTCTCCTCCTCTTTCGGCGAACATGGCCCAATATGCGTTATCAGTGTCCGGATAGCTGGGTGGAGCATTGCCAGTGGTCTCCTGGAGGGCAAAAAATGATCGGCCCTCCGATCGGACGGCATCATTAGCCACATAGGCATGGGCGGGATCGTAATCCCCATGCCAGTTATACGGCCCGCCAGGGATGCCCTGGGGGCCTCTCAGATTCTCCAGCTCCGAGCGGAGGAGATATCGTTGTTGCATGATGCCTCTATGTCCAGGTTCCACCGCTGCCTATGATATCCCATCCGACCCCATTGCAGAGCAGCCGGAGATATGAATAGATCACGCTATTCGTCTTGGTGGTTGCTCCATTGATTGTCTCTGCCCCCTCGCCGTCCACAATGACATTATAGGCCCCCGGCTCACCGTCAATTATTACCGTGATGATCCTGCCTATATTATCTGCGGCGGTGGGAAGAGTGATGGTCGCATGGGCAGAGATTACACCTATCACTACAATGTCCGGATCAGTGTCAGTGATAACATAATCCGCGGTTTTGCTCAAGATGGTCCGCTTGATCGGGCCTGATAAGGTTATTTTTGGCGTCAGCAGACCGACCGGCAGATCAAGCCCGGCTGCAGATAGCTGCATGGAGTCGCTGGTTCCATCATCAGGCAGACAGTTGAGATACCAGCGGAAATACATCGATGATCTCCAGAAGACACAAGCGGCCTCTACACCACGGGTGTACCCGTTGGCCGCTCCGAGAGTGTTCCCGTAATATGATTCAATGTCTCCCAATTGCTCAGGAAAAATCAATGGATCTTGCAGGCGTACCCGTCCTTTTGTGGCGTGGGCAGTGCTCCCCAGCGTCAAATCATCTCCCGCCCCCGTGCCCCCCAGGATAGTCTGCCCACCGGATACGCCTCCCGCCAATACGTCTCCGGAGCCTGTCCCGGTTCCATTCTGGCCACCCATCAAGAATTCTGCCCAGACCGTTTCCCAGGATGCCCCCACCTCCGGCTCCGTTGCAGCAGCCGGAACATGCCCTACAATCGCCTTATAGACACAAGTCCCATAACCAGTCTTTGCGTGGGCGACTACATCTCCTATGGCATAGATCTCTTTTTCGGCAGACCATAACCCCTGCCACTTGATTATCTCGCCTTCATTCAACAGTAAATATTTTTGTTCCATGAATAGCCCTCAATACCAGTATCTGTCATTATAACAAACCTGCGAAAATCGCAGCTCAGATCCTGCCGTACATTCCAGCCGGATCTTAAAATTCTCATCGGGGTCCGCGTAAGGCATCTTGGATGGCGCTATATAGCGCTTGACCATGCCTTTCAAAGCAGATATATCCACAGATCCAGATGCAGCGGCCTTGACGCCAAAAGCCAGATGCTCCTCCCCGGCAACATCCGGGATATAGATCATGTTTTGGCCTACCACTAAATCGTCATGGTCTATCTCTTCGATGTCGGAGAGATCTGTCTCTGTGGCCTTCCAGACCGTGGCCCCATCTCCTGTGATTGCATCCACTGTTAGCTCTAGGGTGGCTGCTTTAGGCTCGCCATAGACCGGCAGAGGACCGTGGAATGGGATCATGAGGTAATCTGAGTTATCCAGAGTCAAAACACCGGATGTGATTGAGCCCCCGGACATCTTGCTTTGGACATCGAGCGCCAGGACGGGCAAGGTAACAAATTCCGCTTCAAAACTATGCCAGACATCCCCTCGCCAATTGACCTGGAATATATCTCCTCGGAGGAGTTTATCACATAGCACCAATTCCCTATCGTGCTCTGTGCTGGAGGTGCCCGGAGTAATCCGCACGCTCAAATCCTCAGTGTAGGTGCTGACGCGGGCCCCAGAGAATTGCATGTATCCTATGGGGCTCCTCTCATGACCTGCATTAGTGAGCAGATCTGAGGTCCGAGGAATAGCGGAATTCCATTGGAAGCCAAGACCCTGATCAGGCCCATAGAGCCAGCCCTCCCTGCAGACTATTTCTCCCTCGACCTCATAGAAGTTTTTGCCTCCCCTAACAAGATCCACCGCCTTGACTCCACCGTGACAGGATGCAATTATCCCGAATCGCTCTGCATCGTAAGGATAAAATTCCGAATCCTCCGGGCAGGTGTTAAGGGTCCTGGCCAAGATCTCCAGCTCTGCCCTGTCCCAGCTCCGTGCTCGGATCCTATACCGTTTTGGCTGCCTGCCTTTGGCCCGGACATCGCCATAACTCCGGCCAGGGATGACTATTTCCTCTACCCCGGCCCCGCCATTGGATGAGGTGACACCATCCGAAAAAACGACATCTGAGATATCATAATCCCAGACAGCGCAATACTTAGATACTTCTGCCATTATGCCTCCTCATGCATCGAACCAGAACCATCTGCCATACATCCATCTAGCGATAATTTTTTTGATCTGCTGGTTAGATTTGTCTGTAATCTTCTGTTTATTCAGCCCCCTGTTCACGGTGCTTCCCGGCGTCGTTCTCTTCCAGCAGCGAACTGTTGTAGACAAATCAAAAGTAGGATGAGCGGCACAACTGGCCCCATCCCACTCTCCGTTTTTCTGAATCCAGATCTCAATTGAGGTATTGGTCCCATAATTGCAGTATCGAGTGATATCAAGACCAGTGATTGTCTCGCCGAGTAAATAATGCCTGGGCTGACAAAGGAAATTTGAGCCGCCGTTAATCTCGATTATCATCATACAGGACACCGGGGGTGCGTTGGTTTTGGTGGATACATCCAGAGTTACCCGGTGGCTCCAATCGGACTCATGGACAGCGGCGGGGATAAGAACTGTGCCGGATGCCCCGGTACACGTGCCGTGCGTGGTATCCCCTAGTACAAAATTCTCCCCATTCAAGGAGATGGCCTCGCCATATTCAGTCAGGTAATCATCCAGATACACCCGCGCAAGAGAGTCCCTGCCGTTGAAGGCATCCAGGATGTCCGAATCCCGGCCACCAATCTCCATATCGTAGTTGCCTGCCTCATCCCGCCTGGTAGACATCACCTGGAGAAGCTTCTCCGCCTCGCCATCCAGCTTTAGCCTGACCATGGAATAAGGCCGGGGCGTATGGCCCCAGTCCGGTGTTGGTGTTATCGAAAATTTTTCGTCTGCCTGCCTGAAGCTATATTCGGCATTGACGAAGGGTTTTGCTATTCCCAACGAATCGAGATAGCCATCCTCTATGTCCATAGTATCCGCTATCCAGATCCCTTTCCATGTATGATCGGAGGGCGCATAGATCTGCTGAACATCCTCGGAGCCCGTTCCTTTCCCTATGAGGGCATGAACTTTACTATCTTCATTATACTGTTGTGTTATCTTGGCAATGTTCTCTTCAGGTAAGATAAATTCGCTTTCCACCGGATCATCCAGGGCATCAAAATAAGTGTAATCCTTTCCGCGCCTGAATCGAGGATTCAGGTTATAGAACTCAGCAAAGTCTATTAGAATGTCAAGAATGCGGGTAAAACTGAATTGTGAATTTCCGGTTAAGACCGTGCTCCCTAAATCGATATTCCCCATCCTGACGCCAGTGTCATAACAATTCTCTGCGAACATGCAATATCGAGGGCCGAATCCGATATTATAATCATCGTCGTCTAGCCTGACATAAAGATCATCTGCATCAGAATAACACGATATATCAGTGGCCTGGAGATCGGCGTAGGTGCTCTGGCGGGGTAGGAGTTTGCCCTCGGCATAGATATTAGCAGTGCCTATTCGGCTATCTGTACCTAGCCCGGACAGCTTATAGATCCAATCTGCACCCATCGCGTACCAATCATATGTAGGAGTCCCGGCAGTCAGGACATTGCCATAGTACGGGATGAGGGAATTGGCCATAAAGAGCATTCCCACGTTCCCGATGACTCCATAGCTGTCTGCCGCCTGGCTGGGTGCATCGCTCTGGAAAACGTGGGCTAAATATCGGGCCGATGCCTGATAGGAGAATCTGCCGGTAAATCGCCTGAGTAAGAGATGCTCCTCGCCCTTGCAGTTGATCTCCCTGGTGTTGATATTCTTGATCCTTGGAGACGTCACATATCCCCGGAAAAGAACATCGTTGCCCTCAGTGGCCACTACATGCGCCCATCGCTGGATAGGTATCTTGCGGCTGCATTTAATCGAGAATTCCGCCGCCTTACTGGCATCGGCATATTCTCGGAGATCCCAGGAGTCCGCTTCAATTTCGATAGGCTCTTTTCCCGCATTGGTGACTAGGATTTCCATTATTAGACTCCCACAAGATACTTTTTCTGAGGTTTCCCGTTCTGCTCATCTTCTTCTTTCTGTTTCCGAGATTTGCCTGGCTCTGCTTTATTCTGATGTTTTGCCATATTTCCCCCGAAAAATTAATATCCTGATCTCATCAGTCTAGGATCATGCGATTTGCAATTTTGGCAATTCTCTTCCTGCTGCCGCTGTGCTCAGGCTACAGCCTGCCCGGATGCACCGACCAGGACGCAATCAATGAACTCCGGAGCCTCATAGAATCCTACCAATTCCGCTATCAGCCGAAGCTAGACTATTTTGACTGTGCCGATATGAGCACGGCCAACTGGCGGCTCCTGAAGGCTGCAGGATATGAGCCAAAAATTGCCCTCCGAAAAGAGGCCAACGGGAGCCATTGCTATGCGATCTGCCCCCTGGCAGATGGCTGGGTTGGCATAGAGACCGAAAAACAGAATCTCACCCATCGCACCGGCGTTATCATCACCGACCTGGAGATGTGGACTGTGATGGACTCCCCTGAGGAAGTCTACCAATTCGACCGGAGAGGCCCACCAGTCATAATGGGCGAGGTCTTGGAGTATGTTCCTAGAGCCCCCGTCTTGCCGCCACTATTTGCTCGGTGATCTCCGCCACCAGCTCCCTATTTCTCTGCTCCAGCAGGGCCTCCATATCAGAGCCGCTGCCCGTGATGGGGCTGTTGATGGTGATATTAATGCCCCCTCCGCCTGATGCTACCTTTGCCATCTTTTCAGCAGGGATCACATACTCCGGGCCACTCTCTCCCACCACTGCAAGCGTTGGCCTGTCCACATATCCGCCGCGGGCCATGAAGATGGGGGGCAAAGAATAACCGAATCCCCCGCCGCCGCCTCCCCCGCCACCTCCACCGCCGCCTGAGCTGCCGGTGTAAACCTCATTGACATAGACCGTTTTATAGACCGGCTGACTTGCCGCTGAGTTTATGGCGGCAATTGCAGACATTGCCTGGGATGAGTCGATAATAACCGGCTTGGTTACTGATGCTTTGGCAGAAGTATCAATCTCAGATATGCTTGATGTTGCTTTGCTGCTGTCGATTGTTAATGGCTTCTGCACGTCCTTCTTGGCGGTCCCCTCAAATTCAGTCAGGGCCGCAGTTGCCTTGCTGGTATCGAGCGTTACGGATACCGGGATGCTCTGAGGTGTGGCAGCACTCCCCAGAGCCTTGCCGCCCACCGACTGGACCGCCATCGCCGCCTCATTGGCGGCAGATACTACCGTATTCTTCCAGTCCAGATATGCCTGGCCTCCCGCCCCGATGTAAGATGGATTAAAGAGGTTCTCTTGCTGCTCCTGCCACGCCCCAAAATCAGACATTACGCAAGCTTCGCAGTCCTCGATAGCTTTCTGGAGCTGGTTATAGCCTACTGTAGCGGCTTGCGTGGCCTTAACAGTGTCCTGGAGAGCGGCGTTTGATTTAGCAGCCGCCTCTGGAAACATCGATTTCATGAGGTTATATAATTCCTCAGTCGATGCCCCGGACTTGACCGCCTCAACAAATTCCTTGATGAGGTTTAAGCCCGCCTCTTTTCCGATCTCTGGGGCCTTTTCCAGTAATAAATTGAGCATGGGCTCCATGCCTTCAATTAGGTCCCGCTCATCTGCCGTCAGGACGGCATCTGAGAACGAGCCTGTGATAGTCTGCCCCATCTCTTCGCCTTGTTGCTGGCAAAAGAGCTTCATGTCTGCGATCTGAGGCATGATAGCTGCTTCAAAATCCGCCGCCAACCTGGCCGCCTGGGCAGGATCAATCAGCTCATTGGTTAGGCCCTTGAGCGCCTCTGAGACCGCATTAAATTTGCTGGCATCCGGGTGAGCAAAGGCATCCAGGATTACATTAATGGCCGCTTTAGCGTCCTGGCTGCCACTCTGGCTGATTTTATCGAAGTTATCAGAGATGATCTGAGCGGTTGAATCCCCGAAGTTTGACCATATAGCTTCATTCTGGGATTTGAATGCGGCCTGTTCATCGCCGGTGTAGATATCCACCGGAGTTGCCTTTAGCCGTTGCTGTAGCTCAATTTTTTCCGCTTCGGCTGCATTGCCCATCAGCCTATAATATGCAGCTGCCCCTTCCTCAGGCGCTGGCACGCCTGTTATAAGTTCAAAAGCTTCTACCGCGGTAAGCGTGCCCTTGCCCTCAATAGACTGCGTTTTTCCTATGAGCTGATCCCCTGAGAACAACGACCAAAAATCAGTATCACTACCCTTACTTAAGTGCATCCTAAGAGACTTTCCGGCATACTCGAAAATACGGTCTTCAGTTTCATTTAGCTTTCCGCCAGCACTATTATTAATTATTGCCAGAATATCCAAGTCAGACATTCCCTGCTCTACACCATACTTGAACTCCTCCGAGACCGTTTTGGCAAGTTCTTTCCCGGCGTCTCCTGCTCCCGCCAGCGCCTCCGGGCTGCTCAGGGCCTCGCCCGGCGCTTCGGCCAGATCATCCATAGCATCGGCTTCCTTGAAGCCCCCTGCGCATTGCGATGCCAGGAGGCCGCCTGCTTCTTCCGCCGCCCCTGTATCGACTCCCAGGAGATCGTTCACCCATCGATTGAGGCCGGAGTCTACCCCTATAGCATCCTCTATGCTATCGGAGAGCCCCCCTACCATGTCGTAAATTGCCTCACCTGCTTCAATGGCCCCCAAAGCAAGGTGATTCAGCAGCTTGACGCCTTCGGTCAGCCCCGGCAATAGGACACTGCCAAGTTCGACCCCGGCGCGGCTCACGGTGTTGGTGAAAATGTCCCACTGACTATTGAGTGTGCTTGAGTTCTGCTCAAAAGTCTTCATCATGGAAGAGCCATTTTCCCATTCAGAATTAGCCTTAGAGAGAGCCTCTTGCAGGGTATCCCCGGCTTCGGCCAGCTTGAGGAGCGCCGGTGCGCCTTCGGTGCCTGCCAGTTTAACGGCTGCCTGGAAGCGTTCTGTTGGGTCCTGGATGGCGGCAATTTTCTGCGCAGTCTCGGCCAGGGTGCCGTTTAGATCTCCAGCGATCTTGCCTTTCAGCTCATCCACCGAAGTACCAAGGAGTTTCGCCCAGTTCGACAAGTTATCTTTTTTCTCTCCCTGCATAGTGGCCGCGTTGAGGAAGCTCTTTATGCCTGTGCTTGCCGTTTCCGCAGACATACCGGAGCTGATCAGGGCGGTGCCCAGAGCAGCAACCTGGGGGATGGATTGCCCCATAGTGGTGTTAAGATAGGATGATCTATTAACAAAATCCAGGACCTCGCCCTCAGTAGCAGCGAAGCTGTCACCCATTGTATTGACGACATTGCCCAGTTTCTCCATGCTGCTGGCGTCTATATCCTGACCAAAGGCAGTTAAGATCTTGGCGGCGGCAGTTGCGGCCTGCTCCGCTGGCATCTCAAAGGCTACCGCCATCTGAGCGGCCACCTCAGTGAACCCGGCGATCTCCTCTTTAGCCACTCCGAGAGATCCGGCCACCTGTGCGATATTAGCCAGTTCGGATGCAGCGACTGGCATAGTGCTGGACATTTCCAGCAGAGAAGAGCCGAGAGCGGACAGATCCGCCCCGGTCAGTCCTGATGTCTTGGCGACCCCGGACATCGAGGTTTCAAACCCTGCCGCTGCCTGAACGGAACTGGAAAGTGCCCCACCGATAACCGCAATTCCTGCTCCCGCTGCTATGCCCGCCGGGCCGATGGCAGAGAGAGCACTGCCTACAGGGCCCATGGAGGAGGCTATCCCCGACATGCTGGCGCTCAGCTCGGAGCCCAGGCTAGACTTGAGGCCGCCGACGCCAGACGACATATCCGAGACGGCGCTGCTAAATTTGCTCTTGGCGGCGCTCATAGTGGATTCGTCTATCTGAACACCTATCGTAACGAATGCCGAGCCTACTTCCTCGCCACTAACCATGAAACACTCCTATGGTATCCTACATCCGACAATTCCGGCCTGCCGTCGCATTTCCCGATCATTGGATGCAGCTTTTTGTGGATCGGGCCGAAACTTTTGTAGTGATTTTGGGAACGCTTTTGGATTGTTAAAGGCCAAAAAGCACAATACACCGAGATCGTAAACATCTCGATCTCTTGACTTTCTATTATCTTTCCAGGCGTTGATTTTACAATTTATTTCTGCCTGTGTGAGTTCTAAAAATTCATGGGGCGATAGCCCCAAAATGCCTATGCACTGGTCTGCGGCGCGTTCCCAGCTCCAGGGCTCGCCGCTTTCTTCAGCTTCTCCGCTTTCTCCTTCTCGGCCTTCTCCCTCTCCGCTGCCCTCCGGGCCAGAGACTTTTTTCGGTCTGCCCCCACGGCGGCATCACATGCTTCTCCGAGGATCTCTAGGAAAGACATGTAACGAGATCCATCATCGAGTTCTCCGTCCCCTTCCAGGTAGGTATCCCTCAGCTCAACCGCCTCTTCGAATATCATATCTCTCTTGTCAGGCATCCCACCCAGGATGCCCTGCCAGAGGAGATAAGCCTGGGCTTCGGCGTCACCTCCGAGAGCCATCTGGTACAGGTTCCCGAGTTCCAGTCGCCTCCCCGCACCAAGGCCGAGGAATGCCCCCCCATTCCTCAGGATAGCTATCTGCACCATGCCGGGATATCTGAGGCTGTATTGCTGTCCACCAATTACTATAGGTATCGATGTCTGCATTTTCTTATATCTCCATATTTTTATCTATTATCTTCTAGCATAGTAAGTATTGCTGAAAAAAGGAAAAAGGCCCTTATACCGTATGGTACTTGAGCCTGCCATCTCCCTGGAGCGCAAGATCTGCCTCGATAATCCCGTCTAGTTTGCAGTTCCGAGGCACCCCCATGAGTGTCCCCACGCCAGACACTATCTCAAGGCTGCTGTCTGTCACATCTAAGTAGAATCTCACCAACACATTCCCGCCCAGTCTGGCTATATCTGAGCTGTGATCTCTGCCGCCCGAGCAAGTGACGGCGGAAATGGCACTCACCACCCCAGAGCCCGCCTGAAGGCCTGGGTATGTAACTTCCCAGAATGCCGCCAAGACAGGATCTGCCTCGACGTGTGCCTTGATCTGGGCGGCTGTGGTGGTTGCGGCTACGAACGTTACTGTAGTAACATGATTAACCCTCGCAACCTCAAGAGCACCTCCTTCCACATACCGGACCTGCTCAATATTGCCAGGCGTCCCGTAGCTTTTACAGGCCCATATAAGGTCGCAATCTGCGCCCGATGCATCCATGAGACACCAGGCCCGACCATACCAGAAGTGTCTGCTGATCTTGGCGGACCACTCCATCAGGCTAGCTATGTATGATTTCCAGAGCGTGGCAGTATTAAGGGTAGCTGGGAACGTGGTGATATCTATCTTATCTGATTTATTCTCTATATCAAATCCAAAGCCACCCCCTAGGTTCTCAACCTCAAAGTAGTATCCTGAGACTGTGACAGCACCGGATGAGTAAGCCGGAAGGGTGAACATTCCTGCAGCATAATCTATCCGATCGGGGGTTATAGCCACCCCACCCACTTTCACAACCGGCACATGCTGAGGGTCCCACCAAGATTTATCGTCGGGCGATGCTCGGGCGGTGATGTAAAACTCCAGAGTGGAGCCCACCCGCGTGCAAGCCTCATCGGTGAAAGCCTGGCTGGTGCCCTTGTTAACGAATATGGAGGCGAGGCCTCCATTTTTAGCCATGTTGTCCTCCACCTACCTAATCAAAGGCTGTAGGGAACTGTACTCCGTCCGGATCCTGAATCTGGAGATTAATCGTGATGCCATTTCCTTGTGCGTCATCGACCTTGGCCCCGAGAGGGAAGCTCTCGACATATGCATCACAGAAGCAGTAATGCGTGGCATCCTCATATAGCCGGAGTTCTTTTTTCGCGCCCCCCAGTCCATCCCATAGCTTTTTCTGGCCGGCGTCTGCTAGGTTCCGATAAGCTAATTTTAGCTGTATCGGAGCGTCAACTAAGGTCGCTAAATAGCTTTTATACTGAACATCATTTGTAGATTTCGCGGCAGTTATGTCTACCTTGTCTGCTTTCGGGTCAATGTTCCACTCAACGACGCCATCGACAAAAGTACCGTCGAAGGTCACTTTCATTGTCTTGCCCGGTACTGGGCCCTCAATCTGCGTATAATCTACCATTGTCAAGTCTCCTCACGGTTAATAGTCAGCTGTATGCTGATCGAAAATTTATGACGGTTTGAGTCATCTTTTCCCAGGTATGTCGGGAATGAGCCCGCCGCCTTCTCAAAAACGTAATCGCCGCCCAGATTCGTGCTCAGGCGGAAGAGCTGCCTGATAGCCTCGGCGGTGCTCCGGGCGGTGGCTTTTTTGGTATTCCTGATTATGAGATCTGCAATGGGATGCTCCAGCACCCCGCCGCTGTAGTGCTCCGGGCCCCGTCCGTTATTGATCCAGATCCCGATGCAGTTTGCGGGCAGATCAGGCAACTCATCCCGGAAGATCGTATTTAGGGTGGGGTCGGCGTTCTTCCATTCGCCATACCCGGCAGTCTCCAGATATACCGCCAGGTCCGCCCCAGGATCGTCGCTCATGATGCCACATCCTGGCCGTCGTAGCTCACAATTACATCAGGGAATCCCTGTGAGTAGTCTATCGAGATCTCTACCGGAAGGGGCCAGCCCTCCGAGTCGATCAGGGCAAAGATTGCGGGCTTCATCTCCGCCTCCGGCTAAAGACATTCTCTCCATGGATCATCATTAGCCAGCCCTTAATCGCCATCGGAACCAGTATGATATATCCAATCGCAAGCCATAGATCCATTATTTTATCCGTCCTATTATCTCTTCAATTTTGTCCATTTTTTCCAACCATCTCCGGGGATAAATGTCAATACAAAGATAAAATACAAAGAGCAAAGTCGCTATATTCAAGCAATAGCAAAACGCAATTACACCATAGAGAAAATAAATAGAGGATTCATTTATTTCTACCATTGATGCATGGCCTTGATCCTAACTCGCGGGCTATGGTCTTTGTGTCGTCTAGGATCTCTTTTGCCTGCTTATCATGTTCGTTTAGCTTTTCACAGAATAGGTTTGCCATTTCCTGCTGTGAGGCAGATACTTTATCAAATATTTTGTCTAACCTCTCCACAATGAGTTTATTGGTCTTTGTGTTGCTGTCCATGATAAACCGCATCATGTAGAAAAATCCAGACAAGACAGCAAACACTAGGATCGCCGCAAGCGTTGGGATAAATTCCCCCCCCGCCGCATCAATTAGAGCAGTCTCTCCTGGCATATCTCTCCCTCCATTCTCCGGCAGTCATCGGGCCAGGCAAAAGAAAAGGCCAGGGGGCAGGTGTCATGCTTTCTTCCCCGTGAACACTCCAAGCAAGAATACCACCACAGTCTGGATCTGAGCCAGGGCCGGACTGTTGATTGCAGCCGCTACCAAGAAGCCAAGCAACGCCAGGAGGATCAATGAGTAGAGGCGGAATCCTTTGGTGTTGAATTCTCCGATACTCATTTCACCTTCAGCCATACTCAATGTGACATCACTCTCCGCCATGCCATTCCTCCGCCCATCCTTCTTCTATGAGCCTGTTTGCTCTGTGATCATCCAGGAGATGGCCGTTCACCATCGAACCTACTTTGTGAATTGCCCCGGCCAAAAGCGGCTCACCGAAAAAAGGATAGGATTGTAAGATTCTAATTTGCCTCATCTAAATCCCCGGCTTCCAGGCTCCATAGCTTCCGCCGTCACCGACACCATCCTTAGCAAAATTGAACTGACCGAATACAGCCGGATCGGTGCCAGATAGCTCTATGACATCCAGGCCAGTCTTGCCGATGGCCTGGTTGCCAATGTCCATGCTCTTGACTCCGGACAGATCCAACACCGGCAGGCTCTGGTTGGCTCCTATAACCCCGGCGCGAGGGTCATCCGGCCCCTTGGCGTTGCCATCATAGTCGTCTGCTCCAGCCATGCCGATAATTGCCACAGCAATTATCATTAATCCTGCTATTATCTTTCTCATTTCTTAACCTCTTGATCTTGACATTCTCATGATCGCCAGCACCACGAATGGGTTGGTCTTGTACTTGCGGGCCCAGGCTTTCGGCTTCAACTGACGGCCATAGGCATCTGTAAAGAGGAATTGATCCTCTCCATAGGTCTTGATCAAGGCCCGGATGGCGGCATTGTTTGGGGTGGCCCCCACTATGATATCATCTGGCTGAAGAGCAGCCGTCTTGATGCCCTTCTTGACTTCGTCCCCCCGGAGCACATTCCAGGCCTTGATGAGCCGAAGCACGTTGATTTTAGGGGGAAGGAGAGCCCCGGTGGGCAGGTATTTCTCTTTGCCGTCCCAAGGTACGCACCCCTCCAACCAATCTGTTCCCTCATCACCTCCCCTTTGAAATGGCATCTCAAATCCCTCCCATTGGTCCGACTCCGGACTCAAGATCATAAGCCATCATAGATCGCCGATCAAATGCCTCAGTCTCATTCAGCCGGCCAAAGCCATTCTTGACCTGCTGCCCGGATAGCTGCAGGATTGTATCGAGGCTGAAATTCCCGGAGCCATCCAGCTCTCTGAGCTTCAAGGCCCGCGCCTTGCCTGCATAGGTGATGTCAATGTCCTCAGAGAACTGCCCAGCGCTGCCCTGGATAGAAGTAGCAACGGCGGCATCCGTCAGAACCGTCTCTGTGATTTGCACCAGACTATCATTTGAGACCTCGGTGATAATCTCCTCTGTCACTTCAATAGTGCTCTCTCGCTGAAGGTCAGCCGTGCCCCTGAAATCCGAGGCGTCTCGGACTCTCAGGGTATATTCAGGCGTCCGGGCCACGAAGGCCGCATCCTGCTCGGCCTGGAGCCCCTGGAAGACTGAGGAGTTCTTGCTGTCCGCCAGATCGACCTGCAGGAATAACTCGCTCGGGCCTGTAGCGCTGGCAGAGAGCTTATGGTCCGGGCCATCTGACCAACTGGATACCGTACCTGCGCCGGTGTAGTTGCCTACCAGATGGACATCAGCACACCCTGTGGCGGTGAGTAATATGATTATCATCCCCCACATCAGAGGGCTTATTTTTTCGGAAAGAATCATTAAAATCACGTATAATTATAAAGGAGTAAGACAATTACTCCTTTATGCAGGTAAATTCTCGTTTAACGTGGGCCTCCACCGCAGCCAGATCCTCCAGGAATTCAGCCGCATTGAACCTGTTGTACCTGCTGGTGTCGGTGGTCTCCACATTCCTGTCTACACTGTCCTTCATCTGCTTGAGCATCAGTCGGAGAGTCTCAAGTGCCTGCTTCTCCTTGAAGCTCTTGATATCGATCTTCTTAACTACGTCCTCATGCTCCACACTTCTACGAGGCCCCTTATCAGGCCCAAAATCGTCACTATCAGATTTACTCATTTTAAAATCCTGTGCTTATATTAGCACTATTATCGCTTTCTTATTATCGTTCGCCTGGTTGTGATTTCTGGTTTTCTGGCTGCAAGAATTCTACCTATTTTTATCTGGAGCCATTCCAGGACGGATGTCTCCAGGCCATTGACCATCTCTTCCAGGAATTCCAGATCTGCGCTCATTTCATCCGGTCCCGTACGAACTTGGCGATGTTCTCTCTGTTGTTGTTGAGTGCATCCCTGCCGGCGTGGGCTTTCCTGCCACTCCGGGAAGATGGGTTGGTAGGGTCAGGATGTCTCAGGGTATCGTCCAGCTCTTGTCGGATAGCATAAGGCCCGGCGGAGGAGACTGTGACCTTAAGGTCTCTGGAATGATCAGTGACGGTTAAGCTGCTCTCCAGGTCTCCGGTGGCGTGGGGGATGGTGTTGCCCCATTCCTTCAGGATGATTTCCCCAGCTTGGTGCAGAGCATCCATGGCAGCGTCCCGCATCTTTTTCTGCAAGGCCTCAGGATGCCACTTAATTTCAGCCAAGGGCAACCGACCTCATGGATCCGTCGAAAGACTCGCCTACCAGGCCCAGCACAGGGTAATCCCTGCCCCCATAGGAGATGACATCCCCAGATACCACGGCGGCCTCTGTCTTGCATATTGCCTGGCAGTGCAGCTCATCGCCCTGGGCAGTCCGGACCACCCGCGCTCCGTGAGCCCACAGGACGGTTATGGTGCTGCTGGTGTAGATATCATCATCACCATCGTTCCCTGTCTTGTGCTTCCAGGTGACGCTGACGCCATGCAGCGCCAGGTAGGGCGTCAGCAGGCTCATACTATCGGCACGCTCCGGGCGATGTATCTGGAGAGGAGGCGATAGGCATCTGCGCTCCTGAGGCCAAATCTGCCCGAGCCTGCGCCGGCCCGGAAAGTCTCAGACAGGATCCCAGGGATCTGGTAGCTCTGCACCCCGGCCTCCTGGAGAGCTGCCCGGCTGGCTCCACCCCCGGCCTGCTCCAGGTAGAGGGCCAGGCCCTCCTCGCAGCAGGCGTCTTTGACCCGCTGTGGGACTTCGGCCACGCCGGTCAGCCCATCCATGTCGTAGCCTTCCCGGTACTGCCTGGGGAACTGGAGATCCTGAGTCCCATCGATGAGGTACTTGGTGCCCCGGAGAGGAAGGGCGTCTATGATCTTGGTGGCTCGCTTGAGATACCAATCTTTTTCGTTATCGGTAAGTGTATCCCATCCAGTGACACGCGGATCATCCGCAAAATAGGTATCTGACTCTGAGGAGGACACATAAGCATCTGTGGCCTCTACTGTACCGCCTTCCTCATAAACAGGCCCCAGCTCCAGATCCAGATCACTCGGATTTGGATCTGCAGTATTGACAACTAGATAGCGCTTGACCATGGTTCACCTCAGGGATAAACGATAGACGGCCAGGGATCGGTTTTGGCTTTGATCGCTGTAACAATAGTATCTATGTCACTAATCAGCTTGGCTAGACTGCCTGCTGTAGTATGGCCACTCATGGCCTCATCCAAGATTGCATCGACAGAGGCGGCGGTGAGAGAGGCATCACAGGCTAACTTGATTGTGCCGCCTGCGTAGCCCGTGCCGTCGAAGAAGTCTTCCAGGTTGGTGCTGGCCGTGCCGCCTTCGATCATCAGATCATTGAGCGCGGCCCGCCTGAATCCGATTACAGGCCCACGCCAGGGCAAGACTCCTGTAGCTTTCCCGGTGAACCAGCCGAAGCCCTCAGTGTCGTTGTTGATGGATGCACCACCGCTAGCAGGGATCTCGATGGTGTATATTCCCGCATCACCTTGATCAGTCCAATCATAATCTCCGCCTGTGGTCGGAGTTACGGCGGTCACTGTATAGGCTCCTGCTGCCGTCACGAAATGCCAGTAAAGAGCGAGGCCAGCGGCATTATAGGCAACAGCCGTCTCTATTGCCTTGAAGTCGGTGTCATCCAACAGCGGCAGGAGGTTCACGGGGACTTCAGCCAATGCTACATCTACATCCATCCAGATATCCGGAATTTAAATCACCTCATTGTTGCTCACTGTTGGGCATAAGCATAGAACGGATTGCCCGCCGCCGCTTCGGTGTACTCGATGTGAAGCTTGGGACCGGATACATTGCCAGCATAATCCCATGATTTGACCGCAGAATAATTGGCCCCCGATGCGCCACCACCAACAACGATGAATAGAACAGCCGCGCCGGATTCATACGAATACGAACCTCGCAACTCAGCAAATAACGCGTTGAGACTACCGGAGTGCCAGTCCCCAGACGTAGGTCCTGTCACCGATATGTTTGCAGTAGTGAGGGATCGCCCGTCGCCATCAGAATATCCAGATATGGCCGATGGATTAGCCGCATCTTCCGCGTAAAGAGTACACGCGGGAGGTGTGCCGACATATGAATCAAAATAAAAACTGCAATATGATGAATCGATGATGGCATCATCTGGTATGGTAATGCCCGGAAACCGGAACGCGGCTTTGTACACGCCGCCAGCCGTTCTCCCGAACACTAGGTTAGTTGCATTGTTCGCATAGGTAGTGCCGCGCCAATGGCAGTCATCCGCGCTTGCCCCTACCTGATAGTCCACGGTAGGATCTAGGTATATCGGAAACGTGGCTGCATCAATCCAGCTTTTCAGGAACCTCACGCCGCAATATTTTATTTTTTTGTTTACATAAATGCGGATTTGACCGGCGCACTCGCATGTTTCGGGATCGCCGGAGCTATCGAAAGCCTTTGGAGCAGCCAGGGACCATACAACCTCGCCAGTAGAAAGCCTGAACTCGATCCTGTTGGCGGTAGTCTTGGCGGTGCGGTTGTCCCAGGCTACACCATCGATGTAGATAGTTACGTCTGCTGAGGGCGTTAAGGAAAATGTAAGCTCCAGCCAGGGATTTGTGATGTAAGTCGGGCAGGCTGGCAGGCTTCCCTGATCTAAGATCAAGTGCTTAATCAGGCAGGTAGTGCTCGCAGTATATCGAAAATGCCTGCCAGAGCCGAACGCATTAGCCCAGTAAAGCTCATCTTCCTCCTCGATTACCGGGGTAGATATAGCCTGAGCCGTGGATATGACTGAGTTGCTATCATAATCCCCGATCCATTGCAGATTTTGAGGCTGGAATTTGACATACTTGCCACTTGCAGGATCGCTCCATGTGACCAAATCGCCGCCATTGAACAGCTTTCTAGCCCGCAAGTTAAAGTCACACTTGACCATCTTGAGATAGTCGGCAACAGCATCCTGTTCCCAAGCAGAATCGGCCTCTTGTCCATCGAGCCGGTGATATATCTGCCCGACCTGAGTTTCAAAGCAGCATTTGCCTGTAGCCGGATTGTGAAGGGTGATGCCATGCCGATGCCGGGCTTTGGTTTCGGTGAACCCTGGATTGGCTTCTCGCGCTGCTCTGGATGGGTTGGACATTTATTATTTCTCCTAAAAAGATTATAAGTGATTGGCTCGTCTAGCCAACCACTAAGACGCTCACATATTCCGTATCCGATCCAGTCTCGCAGGTCACGGTGAACCCTGTGACAGTGGGCGAGGCCCAGGCCAGGTCTTTGGCAGCACTGCAGCCCGCCCATATTATTTTCCTATAAAGATTTAATTATGCTTCTAAAATTGCTTCCCAGGTGTAATCCTTGCCGCTGGATACAGTCACATAGATATTTGTGGCATCGGCTGAGGGCGTGCCCCAGACGATGGCCGTCCCTGCCGGGTCCTCGGTGGGGTAGATCTTTACCACCGTGGGCTTGGCGCTCAGGCCGTGGGCTATGGTCTGCTCGCTGCCGATACCGGTGGATGTGCCCCTGTTGTAATCGGCATAGGCAGGGACTTTATAGACAGCCATTAACACTCCTCAAATTTGATGGTGTGTATCAGCTTGAGGCCCTCATTATACATCACATATTTTGATTTGTATTTCACACCACAACAACATTCTGCCGTTATTGGTTGCCGAATTGAGAGATGGTTATTCTCAATGAGGTAATTATCACAAACATTAACTTGTAGCAATTCTCCACACTTACACCGAAATGCAAATACAGGAGCTGCTAAAAATTGATAAGATACAGGTTCTTTCGGCAGAACCTGCTTTTTACTGAACGGCCACATAAGTTCTCCTCAAATCTCTATCTCGACGCAATGGGTAGTAGCATTCCAGTTTACGGCCCGATGATTGGCAGCGGCATAGCCTGACAGGCTGTTATGGACTATCGCACCATCATTTGAGGCCAGGGTGATATCATCGGTGTTATTAGTGACAGTTACACCGGTACCTGCCTTGATGGTCTTGAGCCGGAAGTCTACACCAGACTTCTCTTTATAGACCTGACCCGCGCCGGTGCCTACGTTGGAACATGTATTTGTTTCACCGTTGGCGCTGTCTGCGGCCCATGCCGAGCCATTGTAGAACATCCGGGCATTGCTGTCGATATCGTAGACATACCAGCCTTCGGCAGGAGTGGCATAGTCCCAGCCGGTGCCGTTGTAGGTGGCTATCTTGCCTGCATTGCCCGCCCAGGCCCCGGTGGGAGAAGTATCGAGCAGATATCTATCTCCCTCGGATGGTGCGCCAGGCGGATCATTGAGGATATCCAGGACAGGCTGCTGCCAACCCTGATAATCTCTTGGGACGACGGGATATTGAGCCATAGGTTATCCTCCTTTAGCTGGATTTGTCCGGCTTCTTCTCTGGGTTGATCTCCTCGTAGCTGCTGGGATCCTCAGATACCCGCTTGAGGGTGGCCGGATCGGCCACCTCCCAGATTACTCCGGTAGCCTTATTCCGGAAGAGCCGGGCAGGGGCTTTTTCTGTATCCCCCATCTATGCCACCTTCAGGACGGCCA